GAAGAACATGATGTAGGTATAACTAGATGTGACTTTAAAGTTGATTATGATTATACACCCACAGCTATATTTTTCGGTTGGTTAGGGTCACCTTCAGCAGGTTATAAAGTTAAACCAGACTACACTATGGGTGGAGACTTAAGTAAACTAGAGGTAGCAGGTTACAACAAAGAATTAGAAAAAAATACTGGGGAGATATGGCCACTACAAGAACTTATAGTCGTGGTTTACAAATTAGATGACAACTTAACTCCTGGAAGTAGAGTCAGAGTGGGTGCTTTTAGGTCAGAAAGAGGTACAGGTGTTTTTAGAATATCACTACCGATGTACATGGATTACGTAAAAGTAAACCAGTTTGGTGACATGGTACCTACCGACGATAAAGAAAATAGTATACCCACAAAAGGGTATTACGCATTCGAGATGTTTGAACAAAACGAAGCCTGGAATGATAGAGTACCATGGGGTAGTTATAACCACTCTAAAGTACCTGGTATAAGAGTACCTTCGTCAACAAAAGGCGAAGTATTAACAGGTGGATGGGAAGGCACCAACTCGGGTTTATTTGAGTATGACATAGTGAACAGAATTAGAAAATTCTACACTATAAAAAGTAAATACAATAGACATTTAAACACTAACATGAGCCAACCTGGTTCCTCCATAAACTTTTTTCCAGAAGAAAATGAAAATCTAGACGTAGCGTGGAACTTCCCTATAAACAGAAGTCAAGTCGACAAAATTGACACAGAAATCTCTGTGTTAGGTTCAGCTATTATACCTAGATACGAAATGTCCGCAAATGTGGACCCAAATAAGATAAGTAATGATGATTACGACCCAAACGTATCATCTCCAGAAAATATAATAAATTTAATAACGGTACCACCTGAGATATCATACGGTAGAGTTAAGAGTTATGAGTATCATAAAGGTATTGGTGTAAGGTTAGACGGTAAAAATAGTGGAGAGATTTATTCTGAGATATTCAGACCAGATCAATTCATTAGCTGGGATCAACCATTTAAAAATTGGTACGGGGATAATAATACCTTTAATTATGGTGATAACGGACCCGCTATACCCACTTTATTCGCAATAGAGTTAGCTAAAAACGAAGATTCTACTGATAGAAATAAAATACATAGACCCTTTAACCAAGCGTATAGTAAGAGATACAGTTTAGGTCCTTTTTTATCGTCAAATGATAACCAAAACAAATTTCCTTTAATAGAATTTGGTATAGAGGATGTTACTGAAGATTTAGACGGGTTAATAGGTAATGGTATTTACACATCTTACGGTTTCTATACTGGTAGTATTAAACCTACTGAGTTCGAACCAGAAATATCTAATAGATATAGAGGTAAATACTATTATTTCGGAATGTGGGACAGTCTAAATGCTTTAAAATCAATAGAAAAAAATTATTTTACTAAATATGAGTGATATTATAGAGATATTGGGTGAGAATAAATTTGTTGGTGGTGAAAACCAGAGTCTTAAAAGTAGAATAATACTAGAAGAACCATCTAAAATAAAAAACGAATATAATTTATTTAATAGCGTTTCGGAGTACAACCAGTTTATAACCGAAAAGCAAGAAAATGACGTTTATAAGGTTTATGGTACTATAACCCCATCAATAATGAAAGACGCATTTTTCCGTAACGTAAAATTAAATATAGATACCAATCCACTAGATTTTAATAAGGAGAACTGGTCCTTAGTTATGTGTAAACCAGTTAAATATTCCAATACGGAAAAGGGTAAAAAGGTATTTAATATAAGGTATAATGATATAATCACTAAACAAGATGAGTTTTTTGATCTGGATTTATCTAATGGGTTACCAGCATCACTATCATCACTATCACCATTTCAAGCAAGAAATAGTCGTAAGTCAACGGTTAACACAACCCTATACATGAATCTAGGTCACAATTTAAATATAGGTGATCAAATCTATATAAAATCAGAAGACCCTAGAGTACCAACTGGCTTATGTTTCATTAAAAACATTAATGGTAATCAAATTACCACCGACTTAAACATAAGCGTGACTTCACTCATAGCACCAGAAAAAGCAAATCTTAAGGCTAATAATGACCTAAAATTTGGTTCTATGATAACACCACCATCCTCATCCCCATCATCATCTAATAGATATACTGGTGTTGTTAGAGGTATACAAACAACTGAAAACTCCAGCACTTTAGTAAATCAACTTAAAGCAGAGAGACCTACACCATACTCTTTGATAAACCCTAAAATGGCGGTTTCAAAAGTTATAGACAACGAAGTATTAGAATATTACGTAAAACAAGTGGAGGCTATAGAAGTATTGGAAAGTTTTGATGAATGTGCTTTTTCAAAAAACTTATATGGTGACAAAATATTTAATTTTTATTTTAATAAAAATTATGATATAACCGATACCTTAGATAATAAGGATGAACCCCTAACAAAGTGTTACGTAGGTATCATAAAAAACGGTTGTACTGAAGGAAAAGAATTTAGTGAAGTTGAGTCTAATTTTAGTAATTTAATTGAATATACTAATCCAGGTGAAGGCATCAAAACTATCGCCAATACGTCAACAACTACCGTAAGTAACAAACCTAAAGTAGGCGATACCTATGATATAGGTATTTTCGAATACTCTAAAGAAAATCTAACAGAAGAACCTGTTAGTCACATAGAACATAATTTTCTACTAAGTAATACGATATTCAAATACAAACCTTTCACAGAGATAACTCTAAAGAACATGTCTAGTTACCTAGAGGACTCAGAATCTAATAACTTTATACCAACATACGCTAAATACAGTAAAAATAGAGATAAATATATATGGAGAGATGTGATAGATATAGGGGTTTCAGATGAAGATGGTACTATACTAGATTTCCCGTTTTTAAACGGTTGTAGGTATAGTTATACTAGGTTACCCTTTAACGTACTAATCGAAAAAAACAAGGTTAAAAAATACAAACTAAATGTAAACGACATAAGCAACATAGATTCGGTAAATTCTATTGATGATTACGTAAGAAGTATTACAGAAGATTTATTTGGTGATAACCAGAATGATAATAAAGACAAACCTTACCAACCATACACCAACGAACAATGCTAAAGAAAAAGTTTACAGAAGGTAGAACACTATCTAGCAACATATTTCTAAATAATGAGGATCACACTTCAGATAGAGATTTCGCCTTTCAGAATACATTAGATTTTGAAACTTTGGTGAACATAAACCCTATAATAGATCTAGAAAGTGTTGAATATTTACCAGAAACCCAAAACATAGAAATAGATTTATTCTTTCTTAAGTATTTAACTAATGAAGATATTTCTGAAATATCACTTTTTATCGAACCTGATTTTGGTGATTACACCAGTAATTACGTATCATTTAATCAACCTAAAAGTGAGTTATTCGAAATTACGACAGCGGATGGACTAATAAAACCATTATTAAATAATGAAGTTAGTTTATCACCCACAGAAATAAGTAGCCTTAAACCTCAGAAATTATTAAACGTTTTATCTGAGATAAATAAAGACTATCCTACCAAAGAAGGGTACCCCCATTTTTACAATTCATTCACCCTACCATTTTGGGATAAAAAAGATGAATGGGTAAACGCTAACTTCGGTTTTAACAACAAACTATATACATACAACTCTTTTTTATTAATCGAGATTTATGATGACTTTAATATAGAGACACAAAGGTTAATAACAACTATACCCGTATATGTTTCTGATAGATACATGTATAATGAGAATCCGAGTATAGATAGTATAAGTAAACAGAAAAGACCAGTATTCAATATAAGTGAAGGTGTAGATGGTTTCTCATTCTTTTTTCTAAAAGAGTATCAAACTAGTGAATTTTACGCTAAGTTTTATTTTTGGGACGCCTTAAATGGTAAGAAGATACAATTCGTACCATCCTCTAAAGATAACCTACCTAAAAAATGGTTACAGTCAACTAAGGATTTTGATCAAAAGGATTTATATTTAAAATATGTTATAGATTACGAAAAAAGGAGTTATAAAATATATGACTTAAATAAAAATACGGGTTTTTTTAATATAGATAGCACTAAGCACATAGATTTATACGAACTGGGTTATGATGATTATTGGGTTAAACATCAAATAAATAATGAGCAACCCACAAATTTATCAACACCAACTGAAAACAGGGAGTACGGTGATTTACGTTTATCTGAGTTGGAAATAAGTAATTCAATAGTATATAACGGTGTTAAAATAAAGGCGCAGGATTTAAAAAAAGGAATTAACCAATTATACCCCGAAGAGTACTCAAGAGAATTAACATCCAATTATTATATTAACCAAGAAGGTTATCAAACCAACTCTTCATTTAACGCCATATCTAGAATATGGAATTACAGTATTCAAGGTGGTGCGAATGGTTATTTTAAAAAGATAGCTAATACCTACTTAGGAACCAAAACTATAAGTTTGTTAAATACAGAAAACAATTACTGTGTTAATACCGATATAGAATCACATAAATTTACGTTAGGTTCTTTACTAATACGAAACACTAGTGGTATAAATACTTATGTTATAAGTGATATTAATGTGTCTGACTTAACTATAGCATCTAACGAAAAAGAAATAGATTTAAGTATAAACGGTCAATTAACACACAAAACAAAATTGTCGATAAATAGCGAACCCTCTGTGTACAACGAGAATACTATTTTACCAAAGTTTAATCTTGGATCAGATTTTGAAGAATCCATATCAACCAGTAATCTTATGGAGAAATTAGGTTCAGCATATAACAAATTCTTGGAAGACAATCAAACTATAGAGACTGAAGTTTACGACTACTCCCCATCGGAAATACAAAACACCAAAATTTACGATGTGATTAAACCAGAAATTAAAGTTAAAGTTCTGGCCAGCGATATAATAAATGAGTTTAATAGATCTTTCACCCCACCAGAAAGTTCATCCGAATCCACCCCCACCGTACAAGACTACGATTTAATTAAAAACGTCACTAGTGGTGAAGATGTGGTTAGTTTACTAAAAACAGATCCTAAGTTAATTAAAAATGAAGGTATAACTCTTTTAGTGGAGTCATTAGATAGTAAAATAGATACCAACGAAGAAATCATAATAACCACTGAATTATTTTTAGGTTCTGGTTTTATAAAAAGATTTGGTTTAATGGATAGTTTAAAGATGGTTGGTATCATCAATATCAATTTATATGATAATAATGAAGGTATTGACTCAGAACATATAACGATAAAAATACCTATTAAAGTAAATATAGTATAATGAAGAGTATTAATATAAATAATAGTTTTGAGGGTTATAATGTTGTTATAAATCTAGAATCACACATAGATGGTAACGGTACGGTTATAGCACCCTACCAGAACAATCCAGATATAGATCAGATAGAAAATATTATTAACGAAATAGATAGCTTTAAAGAAATCACTAAACCAGCCAAAAAATATAAAACTAACACTAAAATAATATCCACAAAAGAGGATATTGAGGAACACTTTAAAGAGTCCGAAGAAAAATATTTTGTAAAAGGGTTTACTGATAGTAAGTTTTCTTTATTAGACCTGTCTTTCCCTATGGAAAGAGCTATAGCTATAGAAAAAGAAACCTCTAATGACCTACCTAAAACACTGATTAAATCAGTTAACACTTCCACTAACGAAGAAGAGGTTGTTAGCGTAACACCAACTACACCAACAAAAGAAATAAGGTGTGGTAAAAAGATAGAAATAAGTGGTACAAACGTTACTGGTATGATACTATCTGAGACTGAAAACTCTGTCACATATGTGTTGTACTTAGATACAGAGAATCCAATACTTTATAAAGAAAGTACATCAACGGATATTGACAATAATAATAATATTGCTACATTTAAATATATGAGGAATAATATTGATGACGAAGTAAAACCAGTATTAAATTATTATTCTGATACAATAGATGAACCAAAAGTTTTATCCGAAGTATTTATTGATAGAGGTGTTAATAACGCATTCGAACCAATAAAAAAACTTAAAAATATTAAAGATTTAAATGAGTTAACTAAAAGTGGTTTTGGTTATTACAAAATAAACAGAAAAGGATACAATTTTAAAGATAGATAATTATGGCAATAGGTGTATATGGTGTTAAAAGACCAGCAGACGTAGATCCTTCCGATATAGAAGTGATCGTTTTATATAGCAGAAATAGAAATGCTACCGAAACACAAAAAGTAACGAAATTAAGTGGTACAGATGTTATGAAACCAGTACTAGACCCTACAAATACAGTAGAGGTTTTAGGTGGTATGTATAACATGGAATTACCCAAATCAGTATTTAACGCAAAAGGGTATTATACTGTTTATATACGACCAGCCCAGATAAGGGTAAATATAGAGGACTGTGGTGACTTAGCTACATTCCCAGACATAAAAGGTTTAGTATTTAACACAGAATCAGTCCCAACGGCCTTTAGAAGCAAATTCACTAATAACGGATTGGATGGTTATAGAGTAGAATATTTAAATGAGAACGGTAGTAAGATACCTAATTTATATAGAATCATAACCTCATCTTTTATTGTAGAACCAGTACAGGTTAATACAGCTAACAGTTCGGTTAAATCTATAAAGTACACTTACAATAATTCAGGTTCGCTCATATTCTCAACAGTAACACCAAATGCAGCACCTAGTTTTAAACCTACGGCAGCACCATTTATAGGATTCAAAGGTCAAAGTGTTATATTAACCAATACTAATTTTACACCTCAAGTAATGGAAGTAGAGTTAGTTAACTATGATGTAGAGAGTTTAGCCATAGCATTGTATTCAGACCAAACAAAATCTGTTGACGACGGTATATACACTCTATACGATTTTGATGGTAATATTTACGCACAACACGATCTATATGAGATTAAAGATTCTGTTGATAATAAATTGTATGAAGTTAGGACTAGAAGAAGTACTATAGACACTACTAAAACATTAAATAACATAACAGGAAACAATGGCTAATCTAGGTTACACAAATACACCGTTAATAGCTCACTTATACGATACTAGTGAAGCTGCCTTGATAGCTGCCTCAGAATTAGGTTGTAACGGTTATAGGACATACAATATAAATGGCCAGAACAAATATGTTCCCTGCTCATCATTTATGGCTTATGAGAGAGCTATAAAGTTATACAAAATACAAGGGGTTGAGAATCCAGTAAGTGGTGATGGTACATTAGGTGATAAAGCAGTTGGTTTACAGTTTGCTAGTACTAAAGATGAGATAGGTGGTAATCCGTATTTTACTTTAGGTAACTTCTCTATAAGTAGCTCTGTTACTAAGAAAGATGCTAGTGATGGTAGGGTTGTAGATTTAGTTGGTGATGAAAACGGTAAAACAGCCGCAAGTATAAATGAGAATAACCCCTCTAAGAACGACCAATCAACCGCTATTGAGCAGGTAAACAAAAAGATTGAAGATAATGTAACCGTAAAGGTACTATTTGATAGAAAAAAATTAGAAAATTACGTTTCATATTCACCTTTAAAAGATACTATAAAGAATACCATTATAGAGATAACTCAAAGTTACCCAGCAGCCTTAAGGTTGAACGTTATAGGTTTACAGTCACCAACTATATCAGAATACAGTTACTCGGACAAAACAGATACAGCTCAATTAAAATTAAATTTAGCTAACATTTCTAACCCTTTCGAATTAGAATATACTTCTACTGGTACCACTATAAATGATCCAGTCAATGTAAACCCTATAAGGAATTTCTCTAAAAATTATAGAGACTATACGATTTATTACAAAGGTATTGAATACCCTATTATAAACGCTACTTTACCAGATTCTTATACGGACAATGATACTGGTATATACTTAACAATAGAAGGTGACCCGTTTTCAACTGAAGTTAATACAGATCTAACGGTTAATAGAACTTTTTGGGTTAAACCCAAATATCAGAAATACGACGAATTTCAAAGCGGTCTATCTGATATGGGTAAATTTTTGTTAGATTATAATTACGATAAGAAAGAATATATAAGTACAATAAGGTACTCAAAAGTAGATGATAATGGGGTTGAGTTGAATGTAAATGAAACGCTGATATTCCCTAAGATAGATGATGTCAATTTAGATTTATTCAGTAACAAGTTTGATCTTTATTTAACTAAATTAAATAATATATCCGATGATTTTGATTCAACAAAGACTAACCTAATATCCAGGTTTTTAACCACTGATTCTTTAAAAGAATTTGATACGGAAGATAGAAGGTTAGATATATTGTTAAACCTAATGGGTAAAAATCTGGACAATGTAAGGAAGTACATTGATGGTATAACATACATGACTAGATTATCTTATGATAAGATAGAAAACATACCAGACCTTCTAACAAAGAACTACGGTAATATGTTAGGGTTCGAGACCTATAACGTAGAGGACGAAAGTACTATAATGGAGTCTATTTTCAACCTAGAAGACCTAAACGTAGAACCTGGACTAACTCCAGCAGAGATAGATATAGAATTATGGAGAAGAATCTTCATAAACTCATATCACTTATGGAAATCAAAAGGGACTAGAAAATCTATAGAATTTATATTGAACTTAGTTGGTTTACCTGACTCTATATTTGAAGTTAATGAACACGTATACGTAGCTAGAGAAAAACTAAACTTCAATAATAAAGCCAGAGAAATATACGGATATCAATATTCAGATGAAAACTTACTTAAGTTATTACCTATGGATATAGACGGGTACCCAACAGTACCCTCCCAAGTACAATACCAAGAAAGTGGTTTTAACTTAAACTTAGACAACAGAAATCGAGGTCCTTATGATTTCGGTAATGCTTATATAAAGGGTTATGAATATGAAGGTAAAACACCATTATTCAAATTAGATAGGACTACAGACAACGTTAAATCATGGGTTTACTCAGAAAACAAAGTGCTACGTCTATCCGAAGACTCTGTTGGTTACACAGAATACTATGAAGATGATTCTAGGTTGGTTATCAACTCTAAAGAGCTAGAGGTTTACTTATCTTCTGACAAGATATTTGACTTCACTTTATACAGGTTCTTAAACAGAAACAATATTAATGTAAATGAGGATTTAATATTCCCTCAAGACAAAACCGTTAACGCTAGAGAATTAAGTTTTAATCAGTTCATGCAGAAATGTCTGGATGACTTTATAAATGTTAGTAACAGAAAAACCATAAAATCATACCCAACATTAACTAAAATATATTACGACTATATTAAACTAACAGGTACACCAGTAACGAATACCAAATCCTTAGATTTTTTAAATAAGTTTGACGGGTCCTGGGTTAAATTAGTACAACAATTCACACCAGCAACAACTATACTAAATGCTGGTAAGAAAATAGAGAACAGTAAGTTATTTGATAACAAATATGTCTATAAGCACGGACTTAATAATGACTTAGATTGGTTAGGTAATGACGGGTCTGAATTTCAGAACAAAGCGAAAAGACCAGTTAACACTGGTTTAACAAACCCATTTGATACATCTGGTTTAACTAAAAACGCTATAGTGGGTGACACCCCAACATTTAATGTAAAAGGCGTTAAAGGCAAAAACTATATCGGTTACGACCCATCAATAAACGAATATTTCGGTTTCTATTTAGGGATACAAGACGCTTGCAATACTCAAGTAGAAGTGTATGAGTGGGACGGTACTAAAAATTACGGTGACGATTCGATATATGGAGGTAATATAAATGTATCTGGTGACACTAAAGGTATATTCGTCAAACATGATGGTTCTTTATTTAGGTTAAATACTAACAGAATGTTCACAGGTATACTACCTACTATAAACACTAAAGTAGTTCATACCGAAAATTACATACATCTAGATAATACTAATCCGATAGAAGTAATAACATTACCTAACGGACCAGGTGAATATATAGTAGAATTTACTTACAATAATCTGGATACCCTAAAAATATATGATGGTCAGACTTTCGGGGTACCAAACCTATTATTAGATACAGTAACCCAGGACTCTGGTATTGAAAAAGGAGGGGTGTTTAAATACTATAAGTATCTAAACTTCACTACAAGTGAACTTGTTATAAGTAGAGAGAGTAACCTTAACTTAAGTACGGAAATTACTAGACTTAACGTTGAATTAAAACATGGAACACCAGTAAACTTCACGGTAAATGGTGAGTTAGTTTATCAGTTAATAACCTACGGTGTAGATGCTAACGAAGTTTTATTTTACGATTCACCAATCACTATTAACAATGATGAAAGAAATTATTATATCGAAGGTATAAGTGTGGGTCACTCAACCATAGCGACTGAATCTAATTACATATGCCCAGTACCAGAACCTCACGTTTGTTACTTTGATTATTCAGGTAATACGATAAACATGAGTGCTCTTGGTTACACAACAACAAATTACGCAACTTATTTAGATGAAACGGATAAAGAGTTATCAGTAAGACAACCTATGAACTACGGTTACTCAAAAGATACATCTACAACAGAACCAGAAGATGCTATAAGCGGTTCTTCTGGTGATTGGGTTATACCATTCAGAAAAGATAACAACTGGTTATCTGGAGAGATATACTACAAGAATGATATAGTTAAATTCAGTGGTACTTATTATGAGGTTGAAGACCCAGTAGTGACAGGAACAACCACTACTCCAACAGGAACAACAACCACCACTATAGTACCAGGTATGTATGAGACATTTATGAACAGAAGTAAGACTGATCCATATATGCACATAAAACCAGCTCTAATAGGTAAAAAGAATATAGACGCATTAAATGATATAGTTTCATTCAATCTAACAAAAGACCTATATCTTTATCAAGTATTTAGCGGGTCAACTAATAATGAAACGTATAAGGTTGTTGATAACATATTAAACGATGAGTTATATATAAGTGATTCCAGTACCATAGAATTCGATGGTTTTTATTCGATAGATGATACTAAAGTAGGTCCTTTCTATTTGGCTAATGATGAAGAGATAACAACTCAGACATTAGAAGAAGAAATATCTCTAACACCTGATAAAATTAACTTCATTAACATAAAGTCGCTCAACACTAATTTCGACTCAGATAACGATAAAATTGGTTTAGCCGAAGGGTTCTATTTGGTAAAAAGAAACTCTTACCTTAAGTTTGATTCTTATTTATATTTCGAGTCAGACCAAACAACTACACAAAATATAGTCATAAGACTACAAGATCAATTTGATAACCTAATACATGAACAAGTATTCTCGTTCAACGGTTCAGACGAAGCTCAAGACAGAGTAGTAAACGTTAGTCACGAATCCCTATTCAGTGTGGATACTAAGATATATTTAACGATAGAACCAGAATTGGTAGGTTGTAAACTGTCTAGATACGAAAAGATAGAGATAGATTACAATGAACCAACTACTTATAGCGCGATTAACGACCCTAGGTTTAGAGTAACATTTAACGGAGGTAGAACCCTAATAGAAGGTCATTATGTTGACGATGTTTTATCTATAGAACCTGTAGGTGACGATAATAATTATGATGTTGATCATTATATGTTTAAAATTGATGACATATCTAACAAACATAATTTCAAAACAAAACTTAAAACCACATTTAACTACGATGAGACGAATGATTTCGGGTTAATATTTGGTAAGTTTTTTAATAAATATAAATCAACTAGCGATATAGGTGATGTAACTGTTTATGAAAAGAACCTAAACAACGATAAATTTAATTTTGAGGTTAAGGTTAGGAGTAAGAATATAGGTACTTTTTCTGGACCCAAGTATTCTTCACCAGGTATAGACTTCGAAGATACTGTTATCTCAAACAATAATTACTTAGGTAACACACCGCAAGAAATAGAAAATACAGGTCTATCTAAAAGTATTATTTTTGGTAAAACACCTAAACCTAAAACAATTAAACTTAAAAAGACGAACTCACAGTTCTTAAGCTCCTACCTTAACGGTAATGTTTTAAGTGCAACCCCATCGACTATAGATTTTATAGGTAAAGATGAAGGTTTTGCTGATTATGATTTAATAGACTTCTCAGACAACCTAAAATCTAGTTTCTTATCTAAAGCTAGGTATGAAAATGCGACTGGATACTGGAAAAAAGAAAACCGAATATATGCAACTGAGTTATACCAAGACATATTAAGTGTTGTACCAGAATTCTCACCAAATATAAATAATTATGAGATAAATGATATAGTTAAAGTAATCCTACCTAACACAGACGTAGTTGTTGAGCTTGAGGATACTACTATAGAAAATAGAAACGTAGAAAGGTTATATGTCTGTATAGAAGATATAACGTTTTCTCACTTAACAAAAGAGTATAGTGTTTCAAGTACAACTCCACTAACAATACACCCATTCTACAGACCAAATGGACCAAGAGCTTCGTTTATACCTATAGAGAAATATGATACTAAACATTTTACACCTATCGGTTACGATAAATACGAAAGAAAAGGTATAATCAAAACTAACCAAAAATCCTATACATATGAAAACCCTAAGCTACTAACTGGCTCAATTACGGATACTTTAGATTTAGGTGATGTGGTTAAAGTTGTTGGTACTGGTAGTACGTATAACCTGTATAAGTATGTATATAATAAACCTTTGATTTACGAATCAGGTAAATCATATAAAGTAGGTAGTTACGTGTACCATCAAACTTCTGGTACAACTAACGGCGCTAAGTTCTGGTTAAAAGTGTCCGAACCTGATCACGAACCAGGTGCTACATCAACAACACCATCCTGGGTTGAATTAAGTAATGATTATATAGACCACAAAGTTACTTTTACTAACCAAGTATTCAATCAATACAATTATGATAGGATAGAAACCAGCTCATTTACTGGTACTTCCTCTATTCCAGATTCTAATTGGAGTACATTAAACATATCAGGCGGATCTAGTCTAAGAATACCTAATTTAATACCAACGAGCCAGACTTTTTTACTAGGTTACCCAATGACTAACCCTAGAGGTAAAAATACCTTATTTTCGGATATGGTACCTAATAACATTAATGATGATGACTCGATTCTAGATGTGGTGGACAATGTCGGGGACTTAATGTTTGCGACCATGTCAGTTTCTAGTATATATTCTGGTACTACGAAATCGGTATACAGTGGGTACACAAAAAACACTAATTTAATACAAAACGATTATACGGACCTAACATCAAATACCTTAACATACGTAACTTTAAGTGAGGAGAGGTCTGACCGTAATATATCACCATTATTCGAGTTCTTATGTAACGAAATAGAAGATAATAGTATATACGAGCATGACGCAACAGGTACAACTTATAACCCTACCTCGCAATATAATAGAGATAAATACGCTGTGGATAGAGGGTTGTTGTACAAAACAAAAAGTACTGGTGTACTAGCCAATAACCCTCATAGTGATACAACCAACTGGGAAGAGAGAGATTTTATGGTTGTTAAAAAATACACACTATATAAAGATAGGACTAGTATTAAGATTTACGATGGTAACATCTCATCTCTAGATGAGGTGACTAAAAATAACTTATACTTTTTTGACTCTAATTTAATATTAAAAGACGATTTTAAATCAGATTCTTTTAACGGGTCCACGCATGATACTAAATTAATTAATGGTTTAAATAAATTAGATGAAGCTAAAGACACAAACATAAGAGACTCTTTTGCTTATGGTTTAACTGGTTTCAGAAAATCGGGTGGTGATTTAATAATGGATTATTATTACGAAAGAGATGATAATGATTTACCTAAAACTGGTGAATTCTTAGGTGGTCTTACGATAAAAAACCCTTGTGGGCATAATGCAAAAGTTATATTCGGTACGTTATTCCAGTTTGATGAAAATCAGGTTGATGATATATTTAATAGATTACAAAGCGCTTTACCGACACCAAAAATATTATCGGCAGATGAAGGTAAGTCAGTAAGGTTACTAATAAACCAGAACGGTGCCTCAAACGTGACGCTTAACATAACCGATAATAACGGTACAACAACGACTAAAAACCTACAAAGTAATAGTAGTGTTGATGATGTTGTGGTAGTTGAAGTTAATGGTGAACTTAATATATCCGTTCAATACGACACATTCAAAAACTCAACCAGATACAAAGAAGGTTTCTTAGATGAGTATGTATTATTTAACGACATAGACGAGGGTATAGAAAATACTTTCGTTAAAGCCAATAAAACCTCAATAGGTAATATAGAAACCAGAGTTATAACGGTAAGAGATATACAAGAGGATAGAGTAGTTAGACTAGACTTTGAAGGTGCTAACTTTATAGAGTTAGGAACTGTAGACCCTAAAGACTACATAGTATTATAAAAATTAATGTATTTATATAAAATAGAAAAAAATGAGCTATATAATTAAAAAGAATGATCCCTTAGTGAACGTTAAATTAACAAACCAGGGTAGAAGAAATTTGGCTGCTGGTAATCTAACATTTACTAACTTCATTTTAGGTGATAGCGAGATGGACTACTCTAGCGACAACAAGCAAGACGTTAATATACTTAGACCTTCAGACAATCAACTAGGTTTAAACTACCCTATAGGTGTTAATAGTGACACCGACTACGTTAAACCCATAACTGTAATAAACTCAATACCAAATGAAGTTTATTCGACAGCAAAAGAAAGAGGGTTTTTTAATTACTCTGGTACTACAGAACCTTCAGACGTACTATGTAGCTTACATAACATAACCGCATCAACTAGTGGGGATGATAAAAAAGTGACTTTTAGTTTTACAACTGGGTCGACTAAAAATGAAGAGTATATAGACTTAAAACCAGGAGATTTTGTTTTCATTAAATATGAAAACGAGTCATACGTAAGTGGTAGTACTTATAGTCAATCCAAAGAGATTACAACAGCGGCCACACAGTATTTATGGTATACGATAGATGATATATTAACAGCTGACTCTGGCGTTAACCAAAGCATAACTGGTATAACCTCAGGATCCAATATAACCCTAAACTTAGATAGAAAATTACCTAAAGGGTCCGCTAACCTAACTGCGTTTATATATCCTGGTAAAAACACTATAAAGGATTATTATGACGAAGATACACCAGTAGCTTACTGGCAGGGTGGGTTATTAGATTTTTCTAATAACAATACGCAATCAGATTTAGATGTCCCTGTATGGAATATGAATATAGTTCACGTTGAAGATGTAATAGGTTTAGATTCTATAGATGATAAATCAAAATACGATACAGTATCTAACAATTACTTAGGTGCTGCTATAAACTTCAACCATTACGAATCATCGTCTAAAATAGGTTTAATACATTATACAAACAATACAGTATCAAACTTTTACGGGGAAGGTTTCAAACAATCGACGATGAAGCTAAAGATACCTTACATAATGTGGCACAAGAAACAATATAGTGGCACTACATTTAATGAGATAGGTTACACTTTTGTTACTGATACTGAATTAAAAACGATGACATCTGGGGATCAAACTAATAGTACATTCAGTTATTATGACTTAATAGATCAGGAGAGTGATAAAAATGTAGTTGGTAAGGTATTGATAGATGAAAAAGTTATTATAATAGAAGACCCTGAATTACTTTCAGTTTTATCTTATAAAGCTAATAGGAATTGGACTCTACCTAAGCCTTTGTTGACTCTAACTGAGCCAGGTATATGTGGTAACACTAGTACATTAGGTGTTCTACAACCAGGTGAATACTTCTATGCGAGTTACATGATGACAGACACTAACGGTATAACTGGTATGCACTGTGAGGATTATACTACTATAGTTAATAACACAGACACCCCAAAAGACGTTAGTTTTGAGTTTAATAAGAAGAAATCAGACCCTAACTATAACGAGTTTTCGTACTTAACGGATTATGACGATACAACTGGGTTAGGTTTCAAAGTAAATCAGATAACACTACTTTGGCAAAAATCAGAGACTGCTATAAAACCAGATTCTGGTAACTGGGCTTACACCGATATAAGTAATTACTTAGGTACAAATGGTTGTGTTACAGGTGTAATGAATGTAGATGGTACTAATTTTGAATTACACGCCGATATATTAGATTACACCACTAGTTTATTAACCACTCATAGTGTTATAGATACTAGTTTATTTGATGTATTCGAATTAGGTGAAGAGCCTATAGGTGAGATTATAGTTATATATCAGGGTGGAATACAAAAAGAAGCATCTGACGATACGTTATCAGACGGTGATTATTATAGATATAGTAAAGGTTATGCTACGGGACCAAATAATAAAGAGGTTATCGTATTTAATAAAGGTTATGGGTCAACTAACGATTTATTACAATTTTATTACTTGATAGGTAAAAGTAATACCGCTAAGACCATAAAAACTGTTATATCGGTACCTGATTTAGCTACTATAAATTCTAATACTAATTTAGACCCTATATACAGATCAACAATAAGCCCTAATAGAATATCGCTTAAGTTAGATAAACAACCCAACAACTCAACGGTATGGTTATTCTACAAAGGTATGTTATTATCATCTAATACTTACGGAGTGTTTGTAACTAACGAAGGTATAGATGACAGAAGGGTTGAATTAAATTTCACACCAACAGACGGTAGTGAGATAACAATGTTTTATTTAGACAACTCTGGGCTAGGTCAAACTGTTACGACTAATTTATTAACAAAAGAAACCATATCCGCATTAAGAGTTAATATAGATAAAAATATACTTGACAATAGTGAGTTAGATATCTATACTTTATCTGACCACATAGAAATACCAACGGTAAACGAACCCACCAAACATACATTTGGTGACGAAGTATTCTTTTATGGTAATATTGAAACCGATATTAAAGCTACGATATACAAAACACAGTTAACCTGTAATGTATTACCGAACCAGTTTACAGTTACTAAGAATCCAACGTTCAATTCTGACCAGGACAAAGTAGCTTTCACTGAGATAGCTATAACGGGTGAAGATAATTCGGTGGTAGCTATTGGTAAATTTTCAGAACCAATAACTAGAAAATATAATTCTGATATGTTAGTACTACAAGTAACAATAGATTTCTAATGGGATTTTTTAAAAGAAATAAATATAGTTTTGAGATATATCTAACTGACAAGGGTAGAGAAACATTCGTCAATAACGGATTAAGGAATGAAATTAAATTCTTTTCTCTAATAGACAACTCTAATTACCAACAATTAGAAGACTTCGACCCAACAGTAATAACCGAACAAACAATACCTACGGTAAAATACGTGGGTAGTGTAGAGGTTAACGATAGTGACGATGTGTATACCCAAAACTCTAACAGAGGGTCTGTTGATAACAACATAGTTTTTAAAAACGGCTTTTTAGGGGTACGACAATCTGCCGAAAATAATTATATCGCTTACGACCCAGATTTACAGGTTGACGATTTAAAAATAACAACATTTAAAGAGTAATGGTTAAGCAATATAATCTTAAAAATATTAACGGTTTACATCTTAAATCACCTTATAGTTACGACACTTATAATACAAAGGGTTTAGATGCTTTGATAGAAAACTTTGATTTTTACCCAGTAAAAGGTGATGATACCAGTAAATTTAAGTTTATTAATGGTACCTACAGAAGCGTACCACCAGTATCAGAATTCCACAATAAAATAATGGGAGATGCTTTTATTGGGGATAACTCATATACAAACAGAACACACGATCAAACCTACACTCAGATTAAGAAAGTTAACGAATTGGTTAAAGGCGAAATTTACTACACTAAATTCGATTTTTATTTCAATTATGACGGTGACGCTTACGGGTTTGAGGTTGGTGATGCTGGTTACCAAATATCAACTAGTTTATATGCTGTGTTGGGTAATACAAAAAGGAAATTGAAGTTAAGTAACTTACTTATATACGACTTCAATAACCCTATATATGAGAACACTACAGACAATCCAGTTGACGAAGGTTATGTAACGATAACAGACCCCATATACTCGAATAACGTTAGTATTTCTGGTGATGATATAACCATGTCCTATATACCTAATTTTAAAACGTATTCGATATATTATAAAGTAGGGGTATCTGGATTACCAAACCCACCAGTAACATCAAACGTTTCTTATATTGAAGCGGATTCGAACTCGATTAATTACGGTAACCAAACAACCTTAATTGTTAATTCTGATCAAGCCTTCGCAATAAAATCATTTAACACACCTACATTCTCAACCCCATCTAACGGTATGGTTATAGATTTACTTAGTGATGAATTTAAAGGTAGTCCTTTTTCAGTGATGAATGGGGGTTACTTATTTAAAGTTACCGCTGAATTGGACGCATCTTCTTTATCAGAATTTAACAACAATATATGTAAGGGTAATAAAGATTTTAAGATAATAGCCGATTATAACGGTACTTTTTCTCAGACAATAATAACTTACGAACCGATATACGAAGCTGTATCGGCAGTACAAGCAGCACCACCATCCGCTTAAAATCAACTATAAGATATGGGATCGATACCACTATATGAGATAGCACAAAAAAAGGTTACAAAAGTAATGCCTACATTTAGTTTCGCTATACCTAAAATAAATTTTTATGTAAACACACCTTCTGTGAGCGTTACTAGTAATAACGATAAATTTCAAACTGAAGAAAAAGAAGGTAAGTTCAACATATTAAACCCTAATACTAAACCTGTATACTTTAACGATATAATTTTTAAAAACGCTAGGGTTAGAGATATGGATACTAGATCCGTAAGACTTAACACTACTTTAAGCTTGACAGATAGTTATGATTTAAACGATAAGTTTTATCAAGAATATACAGTAAGAATTAACGGATTTACCACTGGATTATTAACAATAGTTAGCGAATCTGGCCTTATAGGGTCAAATAAAATAATACCCCCTTTAAATAAATTAGAATTTTATGCTTTTTATGAAGTCAAAAATTTAGGGGTTTTAAATAAACATTATTACGGTAAGAGTTCTATTACACCTAACAAACGAGTTGGTATAATAGACTTTAATTTTAATATAAAAGCATACTCTAAACCAGTTAATGGTACTGAGATAAACGAAGAGATTGTCATTTCAACAATTTTGGTTAATACTTAAAAAAATTTGATGATAGTTATATTTATATAATAAAGGATAATAACTTGACTTATAAAATAAAATTAATACTTTTAAATAAAAAACAATATGGGGTTTGTACCACAAAACGGAGATAGCGAGGAAATCAAAGTTTACTTAACAGAATTAGGTAGAAGAAAACTTTTAGAACAAGGTTTTATACCTGCATCATTTTCAATTTCAGATGAAGATGGTAATTATAATGCACTAACAACTGTAGATCAGATTGTAACTGACGTTACTGGTGATTATAACGACAACGTTTACGCAATATCAAAGAACGTCACAATAAAAAATCAAATCCTTATAAAATAATATAAAAATGAGTGCAATACTAAAAGTTAGACTACCATATTACGCTAGAACTATATCTACGGGTACTAATGGTGTGGCAGAATTTTTCTTTCTAGAAAAACCTAAATACATACCATCTTTAAACCAACAAGTAATTATAACCCACACAGAGGTTTCACCTAACAGTGGATTAAACACAAAATTAACGAATGTGGCTACAAATACCGTAACAGGTAGATTCCAAGCCGCACCAGATTTGACCAACCAACCAGAAGCTGTTTCAGCCAACGGCGGGTATTCATTTCTTTTTTCTTTAGCGTATAACGATTCAGAATTCTCACAACCACAGTTTGGGGGTACCTGTAGAGGTTATATAGAGTACGATTACAATCCTACTAACTATAATATATTAAAACCTGTAGAAAGTGTGGTAGTTGTAAACGAAACCATACCATTTGATTTAAACGATGGTTACCAACAACTAACTCACGAATTCCAGGATCCAGATTTAAATATCAGTGATATTTTACCAGGTTTCTTTGTGGGTAGACAGGATAATAACACTATATTTGCGAATCTACTTAAATCATTAAACTTACCAGTAACCAACGAAGAGTATAAAAAATATTCTAGATCAGCTTATGGGGTATTAACTCCAGCTACATCAACTGATGTTGTCGCTGTTAAACAAAACGGGGTTGATTACAAGTGGACAGAGATAACATCCTCTTATACTGGTACTACCGAAGCTCTAGTTACACACCCAGTAACGGGTTACACAGGCGAACATTACGGTACAGTTATGCAAACTATAGGGTCGAATGAATTTGAAGACGATAAACCATGGAACCTTCCAGTACCAAACGATATGTTTTTAGTGCTAGAAATACCTAACAATAAGTATGGTGAGATAATAGATGGTAAGACCATGAAATTGACACTACCTTACTTTGACGGTGCTGATAGTACAAACGCTGATGAAAAAAGGTTAGGTCTAAAAGACTATACTGGGGTATCACCAACATCAATAGAATTATATAGTACGTACAGTGAAGCACACCTTAACAATAATTTAGATAAGAAATTATCTGACACCAGTATAAGTGTTAGTTCTTTAGGTGTTAGACCAGATCTAGAAACTACTACTGAAACTACTTACGAAAGTAACGTAGCTCTATTGTTTTCAGACGATATAGCTCCACCATCAGTAAACTTCAACAACTGGGGTGACGGTTACACTGAAGTAATTAACGGTACTAAAGTATTTTCACCTTCAGGGCAAGAAAAACCAACGTACAACTATAAAAACGACAAAGCTGTAGGTGTTGCCTACTTAGACAAAGGTTTTATCGTTATAACGCACCCACTTATTGTAGATTCTTACTTTAAGAACGTATTTGATGGTGATATAGTAACAGCTGGATCTACAACCGTATTTAAAAACTATGATTTAGTTAACGGTATAACTGGACCAACTAGAGGAGATGTTAGAACAACAACTACTGGTGATACTAATCAATTGATAGTAACTAAAGATGGGTCCGATATATTATGGGATAGTACTCAATTTGTTTATACTGATAGCATTGTATCTACATTAGAATATAATAGTTATAATACAGAGAAATCTTTAAATGTAGTATGTTTAGCATCATCAGATGAGTTTTTTAAATCATCTAATGACACAGCTAAAGATTTGCAAAGTGTTGAACAAACAGAGGATCATGCATCCTTTAAAACTACTGACGGTGACCTATATCCTGTTATCATAACACAATTAGGTATACATGACTCTGATGGTAATCTATTAGCGATATGCAAACCAACACAACCAATAAAAAAGTATTGGTACGACGTGGTTTCTTTTAATATAAAAATAAGGTTATAAAAAAAAATACATGGGATCAAAAGAGATACAAGAAGAATATTACTTACTTGGACTAGATGTGTCGACTAAAACTATAGGAGTCTCACTATTCAACAATAAGGGTGAATTACTAGAATTAACACACATATCACCAAAAGCTAAACCTGTACCTGAGAGTAAAACCGAGGAATTACTAAAGAAGGCCGACCTATTTTCTGATTTTATACAGAAATACGCTAAAATGAACATTAAACACGTCCTAATCGAAGAGCCTCTATTAAGGTCTAATAACGTTAGAACTGTAGGGACCTTATTAAGGTTTAATGGTATGGTTACCAAAATATGTTACGATACACTCGGCATTACACCAGAATACATAAGTACGTATGAAGCTAGAAAAAATGCTTTCCCTGAACTAATGCAAGTTGGTAGTACTAAAAAATTAGTACTTTTCGGTGGGTTACCAAAGAACATAGATAAAAAACAAATAATATGGGATCTGGTTAACGCTAGAGAACCACAAATAAATTGGTTTTACAACAAAAAGGGTGCTCTAAGAAAAGAAAATTACGACATGTCAGATAGTTATGTTGTGGCACTAGCATACATGAAAATGAATGGTTTAGTGGATGAATAATTGTAAATTAATTAAATAGATAATTAAAAACCTTGACTTATGTTAAGGTTTTTTTTTTGTTATATTTGTTTTTACTAAATCATTTACTATATTTGCGGGGTATGACAACATTTGAACAAGAATTAGAAGTCGATAAATTACTTTTCTTATTAGAAAACTTCCTGGGTGAACCTAGGAAACACTCTAGAAGTAACGGTCAGGTTAGTTACGATTGTCCGAATTGTTCGGCTATGAAAGGTGTTGAGTACGACGGTAAAGGTAACCTAGAAATAACTTATATAAACGGATTGTATAATTGCTGGTCTTGCGGTGAGATAGATGAAACAAAGGGTAGGTTATCTAAATTATTTAAAGACTATTCGGACAAAAAAACTTTAAGGGATTTTTATAACCTAAAGTTTAAATTTAACGAGTTTAAGACCGTTAAAGAAAAAAAAGATGACTTAGTATTACCAGAGGAATATATTAAGTTACACGGTAAGTTAGAGACTAATAGGTATAACAATGCGTTTCATTATCTTTACAACAGAGGTATCACCAATAAACAAATAGAGAAATACGATATAGGTTTCTGTGCACAAGGCAAGTATCAGAATAGAGTAGTCATACCATCTTACGACTTGGAAGGTAAGTTAAATTTTTTCGTAACCAGATCGATAAACCCAAGAACCAAAAAGTTTAAATATCTAAACCCTAAAGCTGATAAACAAACAATAATATTTAACGAGAAGTTTATCGATTGGGATAAACCAGTGTTTATAGTAGAAGGCCCATTCGATCATTTAGTTATACCGAATAGTATACCCCTTCTCGGTAAGAAGTTATCCGAAAAACTATTCAATGAATTATACTTCAAAAGTAATAACTTTATAATCATAGCTTTAGACCCTGACGCTATTAATGATAGTATCAAAATATACAACAAATTAGATGCGGGTAGGTTATATAAAAAGGTTCTAATTACTGAAATGCCAGAAGGTTTAGATGTATCCTCTTATAATGAGAAGTATGGACCAGAGAATCTAAAAAAAGTATTACAAGCAAGTAAAAGATTACAAGAATGATGGATTTAAATAACCCTGCCAGCGGTAGTACAAATATTAATTACGACTCCGTAAATACCGTACTAAAGGTATTCAAAAACGAGTTCAATGAAGATTTTTATGCGTCCAGGTTAGCAGAAAGGAAAGGTGTACATAAAGACGATATTATAGCTGAATGGAGGGAGATCAGTAAAGCCTCCACCGAATATAGTGAAGCGTTCCAAAGTATATTCACTAGGTACCTATCGGCACCAAACAGACTTTATTCACCAAGAGATAGTTTTGAGAAAATGGTCGTAACTGAATTAAAAGATATATGTGATGCAGAAGACTTAAGTTTCATAGATAGTAAAAATCTAAAACCAAACCACTCGGTTTCGATGGACCTTAATAACGGCAAAGGCATTTCTGCTGAATCCAACGTAACAGAAGAGTTGGTAGGTAACGACCTGTTTAACGTATGGTACGTAAAGACTGGTAGGAAATTTAGTTATGATAATAAATATGGTGAGTTCTTTCACTTCCCGTTAGATCACCTATCTGACTCTAACTACAACGATTACTGTATAAGATTGTCGGTCTACACGTTAATACAAGAAAGATTAACTGGTAAGAAATTTAATAGAGGTGGTATACTGTATTGGGATAAAAATATAAACACTTTTAAATTGATACCATTAAGTTACATGAAAAAAGATGCAGAGATGTTAATAGAATTTTATAAAATTAAATAAAAATATAATATGATAAAAAAAATAGCCCATATAGCTGATATTCATTTTAGGAATATACAAAGACATGACGAGTTTAGAGCGGTGTGTGAGAACTTCATAGCTCAAATGAGGATTATGGAACCAGATAGAATTGTTATAGCTGGGGACATAGTACATTCTAGAAACCAGATAAGTCCAGAGTTAGTGAATGAAGTTTCGTGGTTTTTAAGTGAATGTTCTGAAGTTACTGGTAAAGTTATTATAATACCAGGTAACCACGATATCGTTGAACAAAATAAAGAGCGTATGGATGCTCTAACACCGATTATAAAAACACTAAGAGTAGATAACATAGAGTATTACACCAAATCAGGTTTATACAAAGATGAAAATGTTGTTTGGTCAGTTTTCAGTATATTCGACAACCATATGACACCAGAACACATCGAATCTAGACCACATGAAGGTACATACATAGGTCTTTACCATGGTACCATTGTTGGTGCCGTAAACGAAATGGGTTTTAAATTCACTCACGGTGTTGAATTGAGTAAGTTTAGATACTGTGACCTAGTACTTTGTGGTGATATACACAAAAGGCAAGAATTCAAAGTTAGCGAAACACCCGTTATAATGGTAGGTTCGTTAGTACAACAAAATTATGGTGAAACTATTAGCAAACATGGGTTTAATATTGTACATTTGTCCGAAGACGGTAAGATAACAAATGATTTTCATGATATAGAGAATCCCATAAAATATTTAACCTTTAAGATAACTGATATAACAGATATTGATGAGGATAGAGAATTTTTAGTTAATGGTTAACATAGAAATAGATAATAAATTACACGAAGAGATGAAACTCTTCTGTGAGCTGAACGAAATCGAGGATGTGAATGTTTTTATATCCGAATGTCTCGTAAAGGGTTTTGATATGGAGAAATATGGTGACTCATTTGCCTTATTTTTCAATAAAGAAGGTTCAGACATAGTTCGTGTGGAAGAATCTATAGAAGAAATAGTAGAAGTAGTAGAAGAGTCGCTAGACGAACCAGTAGAGGAAATTAGTGTAGAAGAATCTATAGAAGCTTCAGTGGAACAACCAGTAGAGGTGTCAGTTGATACACCCATAGAAGAACCCATAGAAGAACCTAAGTACGAAATAAAAAAAGAGGTTAAAAAAGAAACAATTAAAAGACCTGTCACTATAATAAAAAAATCACCAAAAGATAATTACGACGTATATGATTAAAGAAGAGATAAACGGTTTATATGACCCTAAAAACTATATTAAGGTTATATGGGAAGATACACTGGATAACCACTCAACCCATAGGGAGAAGCAGGTTGAAAAGTATTTCCAAAAAAAGTATAAAACTAATAAGGTTAAGGTTATATTTAAACCCATAGCCACTAAGAATAGTGATGTTGTTGCAGAAGGTACGGCTGATGCTTCTGAAGTAATATTAGACGAGAACTACCAGAAGCAATTGATTGAGAGTTACCTATCAGACAAAGGTTTATCGGTCAATATGGACTACTTAATGAAATTAGATAACACGGTTAACGTTGAATTAGAAGACTATAAGGATCAAACGAACCGATATAAGAAATTCAAAATAAAACAAGTAGAGTTTTCTAATTTCTTATCTTTCGGGGATGACAATAAAATTAATTTTAGTGATAATATGGGTATCACCTCGGTGATGTCGAACCCAGCTAAT